AAGGTTATAATGACATATTCAGATAAAGTAAACAAGTCAAAAGATTTAAGAGAGTGGATACTATCACTAAAAGATGGTCAAGATCTAGTAGTGGAGTACGGTAAAGACCGTGATGGTAAGCCTAATCAGTATAGGATAAAAGCCTATAAGAGTATTGATGATAAGTTATCTTATAGTATATGGGATAGCTTTAGAGGTATGAATATAGAGAAGATAGGCCGTACTACTATGAAAGGATATACATATGATATGATGTCTCAGAAGACTACATATACCTTTCCTCTATATAATATGAAGAGTAGGGTTAAGATAATGCCTAAAGGTACTTATGAATAGATTATATATGGATAAATTAAAACGTATATATAATAAGATGGCTGAGCCTATAGTAAGCTTTTTGTTTATAGCTCTAGTGTTCTACCTTCTATATATAGCTCTTTGGACATTCTGTCCTTGTCCGTAGGGAAGACTCCGGTCACCTAGACATCACCTTGAGAGCACACTGCCAGTAAAGTTCCCTTACCGGTTGGTAGTCTGCGTTTTTTTGCCATACCTAAGAATATATTTCTGATAAAATTTAGTGATATAGTAATATATAAATATATATTTAATTAAGATATAAGTATCCATAAAAATATCCAAGGCCATACTAACTTATAAAGTAGATAAAAAGCTATTATGTTACCAAGTATTAGTATTGGTAATAATATGGTCCTATATCGGATAATAAATCTAAACAGTTTCCGTTTCAATCTTTAAGAATTTAGTTATCTTATATAACATACCAGAAAATATAGATAAACCTACTCCTTGTTTAAAGATATCGTAATCGTATGTAAATTGTTTAAATATTATAATCCATAATACTATAGCAAATAAATCTAGTGCTATCATAATCATAACCAAAGCCAACGGATTATCAAATCGTTTTTTAACTATTAATAATATTAAGGCCGTGATCTGAATTGTTAGTACTATAGATCCAAATCCTAATAAGAAGTCTGATAACTCTGGTGTCATTACTTGAGCCATGAAATTAAAATGTTAGCAACAATAAAGGCATTACATATAACAGCTTGGAGGACTATAAATGTTCTAAATAATGCTACTTTATCAGAATAACGATCATCATCTGCTTCGGCTTTCTCACCTAAGGCTCTACACCATAATAACCATAGTTTTCTCATTCTCACAAATCCTACATATAAATAATATAAGAACTTTTTGGTAAAAAACCAAGAAATATCAAAAAAATTTCCGAAAAAAAATTTTGCCTATAGGGGGTCTTTAGATTGAACGTTCATGGCTTTATTAATCTTATCTTCTATAGTTTTAATCTTGTCTCGATATAAAGCACATAATAGATAATTCTCTTGAGTAAGAGCCGAAGTCAATTTAGATTCCCAACTTTCTTTTTCTTTCAGTTGCCTTTCTATATATTTTATCTTATATTCAATCATATACTCAGAATATACGAACTATTTATCAATATACCAACATATAATGAATAAATTAGACCCACATACGCTCTTCTCAATCTTCGAAGCCGGAGACGAAGAAGTATATAAAGAGCATAAAGTAACTAACGTGCTCGACAATCCGTATGTCATAGTGGGTATGGTAACACGCTCGGTTCAGAATTACTACCTTATGGAGGCTATGTATAAGCGTCATTATAAAGAAGTCTTTGAAGAGCAGAAAAACAATATTAAGCTTAAGTATTACAATAAGATGTTCCAATATCTTAAAAGACTTAAACTAAAAAAGTTCGAGACTGTGTACTCCGTAGGAGATGCTTATGATCTTAATGCTTCACTCTATGCCTTTTCTGATATACTACAATTCTTCGAATCTATAGAGTATTATGAGAAGTGTGCCTACGTTAAAAGACTTATCGATATATTAGAAAGTAAGACTTTAGAAAGATCTCTTAAGAAAATACTACCTACTACATAAATTTTCTCGGGGAAACTTGCGCGTTTCGCGCGGCGGCCTAAAGGCAATATAATACCCCCCTAAAAAAACTTGGTGAATTAGTTGCTTTTCTGCATATTTTTTCTTATATTTAAGTATTAAATTAAGGTTATGATAAATTTTAAAAGTTATGTTAAGTCCGAGGTAGAAAGCCTAGCTAAAGCTAATATGGTGAATCTAACGGCAGATAGAATCGAAGGTATAGTAGATTCTGTTATATTCGATTGGAATGAAATCGGAGATCCTTATAGCGATTTAGAGAGTTTAATAGAATGGAATTTAGATCAAAATTTAACTCATGCTTAATATGGATACTTTATACGATAGATTAAAAGTTGCTAATAAGGCTCAATTAAAAGAGAGAACTTTGCTTTATCCTAATGTAGGGAAAAAAGTAAAAAGCATATTAGAGAATAAAAATTATGTAATCGACCTTACTGTTGGAGATATATCCGATATGAATGGTATGATTACTAAAAACGGTGAATGGTTAACTTCTACAAATGCGTACGATTTTTTTAATACTAATAAGTAGTCTTATATACAGTTGTACTGTAGAAGAAGAACAGGTCTTTGTACCTCTATGTCCTGATGGAGATTGCGATGCAGAGATGATAATAAACTATCCTCAAGATGAAGAGGGTAATTATATAGTCGATTTAGACTGGGACGGGGAGTATTGGCCTCGATTTGACATCGAAGTACTAGTAGATGAAACTTCCCCAGAGTATCATTACAATGGTGAACCACATATCATCGCAGCTTTCGATACAGATAGTTATTGGATAATGGGAGATAGCCTTTCGGTTACCTTTCCTTTATACAAACCATGGGTGGGGTTAGAAACTCAATGGGGAGATCCTATACCAGTAGGTACTCAAACTATTTATCTAAGTCAGTTTCAAGGCCAAGTACTACCTCTCGTACAAAAGAGTGAAATATATTTTAATGAAGGTTACTCTAAAAGAATAGTAGGTCCAGTTCCTCCGGAATTTGAGAATGATACTATACAGATATGGATGAAAGTATGGTGGGATGGTGGAGTTACAGTAGAAGAAAAAACTTATTTAGAAAAATTTATTATAAAATAGTTGCCTTTCTGCTTTATTTTTATTATCTTCAATAATATATAATATATAAAGTATTATTAATTATAAATTTATATTAATTATTAATTATATTATACTAAATATATTGAATCTAATTAGTTATTAAAAAAAGGAATACTATATGAACCTAACAGCGGAGCAAATTCAAAAAAATTGGGATAAACACCTTAAAATAGTCGACCATTACATAAAAGATCGTAAAAATGCCGTTAATACTATGCTTGAGGACCTATCCGAGACCTATGTTATGGCACCTGCTAGTGGTAAAACTTGGTATCATAACGCATTTCCAGGTGGATACGTTGATCATGTCAATAGAGTCGTAGAGTATTCAGTAAAACAGAAGAAATTATACAGTGAAATGGGTGGTAATATTGATTTTACCGATGAAGAACTAGTATTTTCAGCATTATTTCACGATTTAGGTAAGATAGGTACTAAAGAACAGGCTTCATACCTACCTCAGACCGATAAATGGAGGCAAGATAAGCTTCAAGAAATGTATACACCCAATACTGAACTGGATTTTATGCTAGTTCCCGACAGATCCCTGTTTACATTACAAGAATACGGGGTAAAAGTCAGTAAAAACGAATATTTAGCCATAAAACTACATGATGGACTGTTTGCCGACGGTAATAAACCGTACTTTTTCAGTAACACTCCACATTCTCGTATGAAAACTTCAATAGTTAGCATTTTACACAGTGCAGACTTCCTTGCTTCTAAGGTAGAGTATGATTTATGGCTAGCATCAGGTGGCTCAGTAACACCTAAAGCACAAAAAAGTAAGTCAACTACAGGAAAAAACGTAAATTCCTCGAAAGGACTATCAAACATGATAAAAAATCTATAATATGACACTAAGTATTACATCAATTTACATAATTTCAGGTATATCAGTTGTTATTTTAGGGATTTTTTCCTATATTATTAGAAATCTATTGGTTAAAGTAGAAAGATATGAAGATGTTGTACAGGATCAAACCCAATATTTACAGAATATTTCTAATTTAGTTGGTGATTCACAAAAGCACCTAAAAACTCTCGATGAAAAAGGGGTATTTCAAAGTGATGATGAGGTCGGTTATTTTTTTGATAATTTAAAAAAAGTACAAGACGAGTTAAATCGCTACATGCTACCCGAAAACTATGGCAAGGAAGAAATCGAGCAGTAATTACTTCACCAAAGAGACAGAAGAATACATAAAAAAATACAATACATCTACCGATAACGACTATCGGAATAAGATTTTCACCGAACATATCTATTATCCCTTTTATAAACTAGCGGAAAACATAATACATACGTTTAAGTTTTACTATACCGACGTAGAAAAGATAGAAGACTTAAAGCATGAAATAGTTTCTGTACTTTTAGAAGAAAAAATAATGAAGTTTGACCCAGATAACGGTGCAAAAGCATATTCATACTTTGGAACTATAGTAAAAAGGTGGTTAATTAATTACAACAATAAAAACTTTAAGAAATTAAAGCAAATAGGTTCTTTTGATGAAACTGATAGTTATTGGACTAATAATCGTGAACCAAAAGAAGAAAACGCTATAACTCTAGGAAAGTTCATAGATATATGGGTTGATGAAACTTATGAAAGATTAGATGAAATATTTTCTAAAGATGTAGAAAAACAAATTGCAGATGCTGTTTTAACTATTTTTAAAACTAGACACGACTTAGATATATTTAAAAAGAAAGCTCTATACATTTATATACGAGAAATGACAGACTGCGAAACTCCTAAACTTACTAGAGTGATTGCTAAACTAAAAGAAACGTTCTATGATAAGTATCTTAAGTACAAAGAACAAGGGTTAGTTTACAATAAGGCTTTATAACATATTTATTATAAAATATAATTATGGCCTTAGATAAAGAAATATTCAATGGCAAAACACTTTCAGATCTTTTCGCCGAGATACATGATAACTCATCTAATACTAGAACTCAGGTAAAAGGTTTAATAGGAGAACTAAAACCTCTTATAGAAAATATAGGAGACGCTACTCTCATAGTACCTATGATAAAAGAGTATATGGAGATAGGTGTAAAAAACGATGAACACCTAATTAAACTAGCTACTATAGTACAGAGATTAGAATCTGCTGCTTCAAGAGGAGAAGGAGTAGATGGTTTTGATTTAACTGAACTTCAAGATTTAATAGAAGAGCAGGAGCTAAATAATAAAGAGCTGGAAGAAAAAGAAAACCAAGCTGATAAAGAAGAATAGTAATGTCATTTAAAAAACCTGGACTACATGGAGGTGGCGGAGGTGGTGGAACTCAAGTAATATACGGAAGAGTTGTAGACGTAATTGAAGATGCCTTTCACCCGTACTACGAAGATTACGGAGGATCAAACGCCCTTAACGGAGTGTTCTGGGTGCCTTTAGGTAGCGGAGATGCAGAAACTGAAGAAGAAGATAGATACCAGTTTGCTTATCAAAACGGCAATGCTATAAAAACTTCTGCATTAAAAGGAGAAATCGTAGAACTTATCAAAGCTCCTTATTATGACGGTAGAGAGGGAAACCCTAACGCATTAAATACATATTGGAACAGAGTAGTACCTATATGGAACCATCCTCATCAAAACGCTTTACCTAATAATGAAGAAGAAAATGATTTTGGAGAAGATTTTGAAGAACAAGATAACATAAACCCTTTACAGCCCTTTCCCGGAGATGTATTAATAGAAGGTAGACATGCTAATACTATAAGATTAGGAGGTACAAAACATGAAGAAAATCCTTTAGTAGATGATAGCAATAACGGCAAACCTTATAATATTATAAGAATAGGACAAACCGAAGATGCTGAATCAGGTTTTGAAGCTATAACTGAAGATATTAACGAAGATTTAGCTTCTATATATATGATGTCTGACCATGAGGTTCCTATAGAACCTGCAAATGATAAAAGAGACTCATATGAAGACGAACCAGAAAAACCGGATAAATTTAAAGGAGAACAGATATTAGTTAATTCTGATAGATTATTTTTGAATGCTAAAGAGGATAGTATTTTAATGTCCGCAGGATCTTCAGTAGGTGCTAATGCAGAAACTATTAATTTAGATGGAGATAAAATGGTATCTTTAGACGCTAAAAAAATATATTTAGGAGTAGCTGCTCTAAAAAATGAAGATGAGCCCGTCCTCAAAGGACAAACTTCTATAGAGTGGATGGATTTAGCTTTAAAACTATATGAAATTCTAATAGATACTATGGTTAAAATGCCACCAGTCCCAGCAGCAGCAGTAGCTCAAATGAAAGCAACTGCGGCATCTATTAAACCTCAACTTGCTCCTCATAGGAAAAGAGTTAAAACACTATTATCTAAAAAAGTATTTACTGAATAATGCCATACGTTAATATACCAGAATCAAATTTAGCAGGAGGAGTTGCCAATATAGTTGGTAAGATGACAGGTAATCTATCGGAAAAGATAGCTACTCAAGCTACTACTATGGTCCAGCAACTACGTTCCAGAGCTTTACAGAATACTAGTCCTAAGTCTAGAAGGGTATTGCAGCAACTTAGAAATAAGCATAATAAATTAAGCTCTAACGTAAATAAGATAAACAGGAGGGTTAATAAGTTTAACAAAATGGCTAAAACTTTAGCTGTAGCAATAACTGGATTAGAAGTAGCTCTTAAAATAATATTAGCTATACCGGTACCACAAGCTTTTCCTCACGTGTATGTCGGTCCACCTGGTCTACCTGTAAACGTATCTACTAAATATGCAGATTTATTACATAAAATAAAAGAACTTATAAAGCAATTAAAAGATAATATAGCAGCTATAATCTTAATATGCCAACTACCTAATCTTATTCTTCCTTTCTTATTAAGACAGCTCCAAAGAATGGATAACGCTATAACTGCTATAGAGACAAGAATAGCTATAGAAGAGGAATTAGAAAAGAAAAGAATAAAAGCATTAGAGCTTCAAGATATAGGACTATTATTACCTGATGGTGACTTTATCTTTTCTAAATTAGGCCCTATTTTTATAGAAGATGAAAAAGATAATTCAAAAGCGTGTAATTTAGTTACAATAAAAA